CTTACCGCCTCGGGCCGCGGTCGGCGCGCCGCAGCCGCGGCAGACGCCCTGGTAGCGGCGCTTCACCGCCCGGGCCTTCTCGCCGGTCGGATCTAACGCCGATAAAAGGCGTATGATCCCGACGAGAGGAACCAACATGCAAAAGGCACGCACAGTCGCCGTCGTCCGCGTCAGCGCCCAGGGCGACCGCCCCGACGAACACTTCCACTCCCCCGACGTGCAGCTCGACAGCGCCAAGCGCTGGACGCGCAAGCGCCGCGAACGGTTCGTCACCCACTTCCCCGAGATCGACGTTTCGGGCAAGCGCCCGCTCGCCAAGCGCCCCGGGCTGCTCAAGGCGGTCGAGATGGTCGAGGCCAAGCAGGCCGACCACATCGTCGTCGCGTACTTCGACCGGCTGGTGCGGTCGCTGAAGGTGCAGCTCGAGGTGATCGAGCGGGTCGAGAAGGCCGGCGGCGAGATCTTCGCGCTCGACCACGGGAAGCTGACCAACGGCACCGCCGCTACGAGGCTGAGCACGAACATGATGGGCGCCGTGTTCCAGTACTTCGCGGAGGTGACCGGCGAGAAGGTGACGGCCGCCCAGGCCCGCGCCGTGGCCCGCGGCGTGCTGCCGAACTCGCGGATCGTGCCCGGGTACGTCCGCGGCGAGGATGGCGTGCTCGCTCCCGTCCCCGAGCTCGTGCCGTTCGTCCGCGAGCTGTTCGAACGCCGCGACCAGGGCGCCACCATCGTCGAGCTGCAGGCGTACCTGCTCGAGCACGGGATCGAGCGGTCGGTCGCCGGCGTCGCGTCGATGCTCCGCTCCCGCCAATACCTCGGCGAGATCCACTTCGGCGAGCTGCACAACCTGAAGGCGCACACGCCGATCATCCGCGACCGGGCGCTGTTCGACCGCGTGCAGCGCCGGACGGTCTCGCGCGGCCGGCAAGCGAAGTCGGAGCGGCTGCTGGCCCGCCTCGGCGTGCTGCGCTGCGGGACGTGCGGGTCGTTGATGGTGATCAACTCGTACACCGGCAACTACCGATGCGGCAACACGAGCGCGAGCGGGTGCGAGCAGCGAGCGGCGATCAAGGCCGACCGGATCGAGGGGTGGGTGATGGATCGGGTGCGCGAGTACACCGCCGACGCTCGCGGCCACGCTTCCGCCGACGCGCACCGGCGCGACGCCGAGGCCGCGCTCGCGAAGGCCCAGGCGCAACTGAGCGCCACCAGGCGCCGTCTGCTGCTGTTGCCGCCCGGCTCAGACCAGGAACCCGAGGTGCTCGAGGTGGTCGACGGGCTCGAGCAGGCTTGCAACGAGGCTCAGGCGGCCGTTGACCGCCTCGGGCCGTCGGGACGCCGTAAGACGGTCACTCCTGAGCAGATCGACCGGCTACCGGCCGCGAGGCGGCTTGCGGAGTGGCGGGGCCTGATCACCGACACGGTCGCGTCGGTCACTGTCGCTCCCGCTGGGCCGCGCCGGCATGGCGACCGCGTCATCGACATCCAGTTCCTCGGCCAGTAGCTCGCGCGCGATCCGGTCGAGCCGGCGCTCGACGCGGTCGCGGACGTGCGGGGGCATCGGTGGCATCCGCTGGGTCATAGCACCTCCTCGAATAGGGACGGCGTCGGTCGCCAGCGCTTGTCCTCGCCCTGCTGGACGAACCCCTCCGCGGCGAGGTCATCGAGGGCGTTCCTCACCGTGCCGTCCTTCTCGCGCCGACCAACCGCGCGGGCCAGCTCGGCGAGCGTGAACCCAGGGTGCAAGGTGCAAGTGCTTAAGGGGTTTGCACCTTGCACCCTCCGAATGTGGACCTTCAGCGCGTCGGCGATCTCGTCCCGCTTACGCGGCTGCTCGGCCTTGCCGAGCACGTCCTCCATGGTCGTCTCGTCCGGCTCGACGTCGATCACCCGGCCGACGCTGAACGTCTGCCCGCCGTAGTCGAACAGGGTGTCGGCGATGGCGAACTTGAGCGCGTGCGAGATCTCCTCGGAGACGTAGTTCACCGGGGCGAGCACTGCGACGCGAGACAGCGGGTCTGCTGGATGCCGGTCGACCAGGAACGACGACCGGGCCATCGCCCCGTACTGGACCGTGCCCTGCGAACGCTGCCGGAACACCTGCGCCTGCGCCTTATTGACGTGCAGGGTCGCCAGGGCGGCCACGTTGGAGGCGGCCAGCGCGCGCCTGAGGGGTCTGACCGCGCGGCGCATGCCCACGGGCTCGTGATAGTTGGACATCCGCGGCAGAACGTCCATCAGGTGCTCGAAGATCACGAGCGCGAACGCGTGCTCGGCGAGCAACTGGCCGAGGTCGCTGCTGTGATCCTCGACGTTGAAGATCGCATCCTCATCCAGCGCTTAGAACTCGTGGACGTGCTCGAAATCGGCACCCGCAGCGTGGAGCCGCGGCAGGGTCACGCTGTCCCAGTCGTCCTCGTCAGCGCCGACGAACAGCACGTCGCCGGGCTCGCTCTCGTAGGCCCCCGGCAGGTCGCCGGTCGTGATGCCAGCGGCGACATACGCGGCGAACGTGGACTTGCCGACCTTCTCCTCGCCGACCATCAGATTGAGGCGTCCGCGGACGAGCCACGGGGGCCAGACGAACTCGACCGGCCGCATCTTCCCCGGGTCGGCCGGTCGGGTGGCGAATCGGGGGTCCGGCCCGTGGCCGTTGGGGCTCGGCTTGGAAGCCGGCACGTAGCCCATGCCGGCGATGAGACGCTCCAGGTCGCCTGTCACTTGCGGCCTCCTTCGGTTGTGGTGAGTAGAAGCGCGCGGCCGATCGCCTCCGGCGAGCAGCCGGCCTCGCAGCGAATGCCCCCGTGCCTGTCAGCGGCGAGCGCTTGACCGCACACGGGGCAACGCCAGCGCCACACACGCCGGCGTCCATCGTCATCAGCGATCCACGTGCGTGTTGCGGCGCCGAGCGCGGGCGTGAGCAGCGCGACGACAAACGGCGGGTCCCAGCAGTCCCAGCAGTACCAGCCGCCGAGCGCGTCAGACCAGCAGAACCACGGAGAGGGAGTGCCCCACTCCCCACAGCCGGAGCAGCGCTCGCGCTGGGCCGTGCTCACGGCCGCCAGCCCCGCTTCCACCGGTTGCGCAGCTCTCGGGCGATATAGCCGAGCCCGCCGCACAGCCAACAGCGAGCCCGGACGATCTCCTCGTCGCCGCACAGCGGGCAAACCGCCAGAGCACGCAGAAACGCCCGGCTCGGCCGGGCTAACGGGGGTTCGCCAGGTTCTCCGGAGGAGTCGCCGCTAGAGGCGCTCGACGTCGCTCGGGCGACGTGTCGCTCCCGCCGTCCGCGCGGGCGCGGCTTGGTCCGCGAGCGCGGAGCTGTACAAGACATCGGCGCTCGTGCCCGCCGGGCATCGCAGTCCAGGCGGTGCCGAACGAACCGCACGGCGCGTACGGGATCGTCGCCGACGTCACCCGCTTCGAGGACCGCCATTGCTTCGGCTGTCTGCAGGTCGCGCAGCTCACCGTCCTCCACGGCGGCGATCGCACCCGGGTCACCAGCCCCGAAGGCCGCGATCAGCGCATCCGTCATGCCGACGATGGCGCGCCGCGCCCGGTCAGGGTCGCCGGCGGCGTGAGCCGCTAGCAGTTCGGTCGGATCCGACCAGGCCATCAGATCGACATCCTAAGCGCCTCGCGGACGGTCACATCAGCCGCAGCGGCTCCGTCCGCTTGCGTGCGCGGAACATCGAGTCGATGACCGCACGTGGGGCGCCGACCCCATCGGTCCGCATGTACACGTTCACGGCGGCGAGCTGCGCCGCGGTCAGCGCCTCGACCGACTCCGCGAGTCGCTCGCGCCACAGCACGACGTGCAACGGATCGGCGCCGAGCGACCACGACGGAGCCGGCCGCTCCCACCCGCCGGCCACCAGCCCGTCGAGCGACGCCGGCCGCTCCGGCGCCCAGCGACTACCCGCGCGCCGGCGCCGCCAGTCGGCTCCGAGCGCCTGGCGGGCGACCATGTGGGCTACGTGCCGAACGTGCTCCGGCCCGGATTGAAGCCGCCAACCCGCTCCCAGAGCTCCCCGCGAAGGATTTGTAGGCAATCGTCCACCTCGGAGTCCGGCTGCGCGAAGTTCGTCGCCAGCGCGAGCAGTTGCCCCCCGTTGCGCTCAAGCAGGACCTCGAACGCGTGCTGGTCCCCGGCGGCGGCGCGGCGGGTCAGCCACAGCTCATGCTCGGGCATCGTCTAGTTGAGGCGCAGGGGGCTCCAGCGCAGCCGCTCGGTCAGCTCCTCGACACCGGCCAGGTAAACCGCCGCGAACGTGGCAGCCGCGCTTGTCGCGGCGGTCGCCTGCTCAGGGAAGTACGACCATTGGATGAGCGCGGCACAACGGACCGCCGCTAGCTGCCGCACCTCGTCTACGAACTCGACCGGCAGCTCGACAGCGTCGACGCCGAGCGCGATCAGTGCGTCCCCAGCAGCGACGACGCACAGGTTGGCGACCTGGACGTCGGTCGGCCGGGTTTCGTCGGTGAACTCGCCGAGCTCGTTGCCGTACTGGTCGACCGTTCTCGACGTGATCAGCGCCGCGACCTGGTCGACGCTCGGCGTGACGTCGGCGAGGTCGGCCATCAGCGGCGGCCTCGCCGAGCTCGTGCGCGACGCAGCGCCACGAGGCTGGGCAGCGACACGTCGACTCCTCCTCGGTCGTCGGGCGAATCCCGAGCGGGAGCCTCCGGCGTCCTGACCCCGCGCGCCACCGGTCTGGGGTTGGGTGGCTTGCGCTTCGGCTGACTCACGCCGCTGCGATCCTGACCGCGGCCGTGATCCGCTCCAGGCCAAATGCCGCGTTCAGCTCGAGCCGGACGTTGCTCGTGTTGGTCGTCCCGTTGTCCGCCTCGAACTTCGCCAATGACACGGGGGAGGCGTACAACCGGCCGAGCGCGCCGCTGTCGACGACGACCGGCGCCGGGACCGACTTCGAGACGCGACGGCCGAGACCGAAGATCGACGATGGTGAGAACGACCCGGCGGCGAACACGTAGTCGTTGACGCCTCCGGCGATGCCACTCACGAGCGTGTCCAACAGCTCGTCAGCGGCGGGTGTCAGAAGCAGAACGTCCGGGTTGTAGCCCTCGGCTCGCAGCGTGGTGATGCACTTGCGGACGCTCACGATCAGCTCGTCGGCGCCGGGGTCCTGGAATGCGGCGGCTGCGAGCGCGTCGAGGATCAGCTTGTCGAGCGCCTCGTTGATCGCGAGGCGCAGGTCCTGTTCGACAACCGTGTTGACGGTCGGCTGTTGCAGGTGGATGTTCGGGATGCCGCTCTGGATCGCTGCGACCTGCGCGAGCGCTGTGTGGGCGATGTTGAGTTCGCTTCCGACTTCGGGCTTCGGCGTGGTCGCGTCAATCGCGCGAACCACGTTCGCGGCCGGCGGCAGCGCGCGCGCGGTCTGCTGAACAACATCGATGCTCGTGACGCCGGCGCCGACGCCGACGCGCGGGAACGCCGGCCAGCAGTAGCGGACGTCGAACCCGAGCGGGACGCCGTCGCGGCGCACCGGTTGCATCGCGTCGACCGGCGCCGACCAGGTGACGGCGCGCTGCTCGTACTCGTCCCACGGCATCGTCGCGGTCTCGCCCGGGAACCCGCGGGCGCGGAACTCGTCGGCCAGCCCTCGCCGCGGGGTTGCGGCGGTGCGGTCCTCGACGCGCAGGCTTCCCGGCGTGCTCTCCGGGGCGCCGCGGGCCTCCGGGGCCGGGTCGCGAGGCTCGGACAGGGTCTCGGTCTGGGGGGCCTCTGGGGCCTCGGTCGTCGGCACGGTGGCCTCCTCGGGTTGGGAGCGCAGCTCGACCGCAGCGGCCGGATACGCGGGATTGGCGGTCAGCGCGACATCGCGCAGCACGGCGATCTCGTGAACGTGGCGAACGTCTCCTCGCCACGAGTCGCGGGCGACTTTCATCCGCCACGAACCGGCGCACAAGTCGCCACGCTCGACGGCCTCGACGACGTCCTGGCGCGACCGCGGCGGGTCCAGTGACCAGTGGACGCCGTCGCTGCGTTCTTCGAGCGCGAGCGTGCCCGGGTGCCGTCCCAGTGGCAGGCCGCGGTGCTCGACGGTCGCGACCAGCTCGCTCAGGTCGGCGTTCCGTAGCGCACCGGCCTCGATTACCTCGCACCAGTTGCCCGGCATGTTGCGTGACTCGACGCCGAACGGGATCACGCCGCGGATGCGGCGGCCGTCGACGGTGATCGGCTCGGAGCGCTCCTCGAGCTGGCCGGGGACGGGACGGTCAGGCATTGGGGCCTTCGGGGTCGTTGGGAGCTGGCGGCGTCACACCGGGCGGCGCCGGGGCGGTCGGGATCTGCGCCATCGGCACGGCGGCGCTTGAGACCGGGTTGGCTGGGAGTTGCGGCAGGTTCTCACGCTGGCGGATCTCCTCGACCGTCAGCCATCCGCCGGCGAGTCCTTTCTCGTAGACCTGCGCGCGGGTCAGGCTGTCGGCGCGTAGGAGGTCGTCGAGCTGGAACTCGCAGAAGACGGTGCTGGGGCTGAGGTCCGGGTCGCTGGTGATGGCCGCCTCGACCAGCCGGAGGATCGGGCCGAGCGTGAACTTCAGGAAGTCCAGCGACTCGGTCTCGGCGTTTGCGTAGGTCAGGCTGTGGGAGACGGGCGCTCCGATCAGGTGCGGCGGCACCCGGAACACGCGGCAGATCTCCTGCGTGCTCAGTTGGCGTTGCGCCACAAACTCGGCGTCCTGCATGCTCAGCGCGAACTGCTCGTATTGCACGTCCTCGGCGCCGGTGAGGATCAGCAGCTTCCCCGTGTTGTCGGTGCCGACGAACATCTGCTCCCAGTCCGCTCGAACGTCCGTGGGCGCGGTGCCCTGCGCCGAGCGCCATCCCGGGACGCGCAGGACGCCACCGGGGCGGCCGGCGTTCGCGGCGAACGTGTCGGCGTGCTTGCCCAGGTTTTGCGCGAGCCCGAGTCCCTGGCGGGCCTGCGCGACGGGTGAGAGCCCGAGCACACCATCGACGCTCAGCGCCTTCAGGTGCAGCACGTCGGCGGTCCCTAGGAGCCCGGTGTCAAACACCCCTTGCAGAAACCGGTGAGAATGGGTGTCAAATCCGAGGCTGTGAGAGCCGTTCTGCGTCCCTCCGACGAACCTCCGCGACTAATTTGGTTCCCGAAAACGCGGACTTCGGCCGGGCCGGTCGGGGCGCCGCGAAAAACACCACCCTCCTAGCTCCTGAGCGCCGTTCTGGTCGACGTACAGATACCGCGGTGCGCCCCTCACCAGCTCGACCGTCATGCCCGCGGGATGCAGTGGCGCGAGCTGCGTGACGATCCCATCGGCGTCCCTGTACTTGCCGACGTAGGCGTTGCCGTGCAGGTTCAGGTGAGCGACGACGGTGCCGATCAGGTTCGCGGTCACGTTCCCCGGGGACGGGGTCGCGAGCAGGTCGGTCAGTCGTCCGGAGAACCGCTCACGGTCGCCGGCAGCGAGGTGCCTGTACGCGACCAGCGGCAGGCTCGCGGCGGTGTCCGCCAGCAGCCGAACGCACGCGAACACGTCCGAGATTCGCATCGCCTCCTCGGGGCCGATGTCGGTCCACGTGACCTGCCCGTAGATGGGCCAGGGCTGCTGTGCGCGGGTCAGTGATCGCTGCTCGTCCTCCCAGATGTCGAGGACACTGCGACCACGCGAGAACAGGCCCATGTGCGGCCGGATTCTATTCCTACGCCGGTGTAGCTTTCGCCCGTGGCGTTCGCCGGATTCTGCAAGCTGATCGGCCTGGACCTGGAGCCGTTCCAGCGCAAGATCGCGAGCGCGGCCGGCGGTCCCGAGCGCGAGCTGGCGGTGCTGATCCCGCGAGGCAACGGCAAGACCACGCTCCTGGCCGCGATCAGCTTGCACCATCTTGTGACGGTCGAGCGAGCGGAGGTCTACTGCGCCGCGGCGAGTCGCGAGCAGGCGCGCATCCTGTACGAGCAGGCGGCCCGGTTCGCACGCGAGCTGGAGCACCCCAACCTCGTCCACCGGCACCTCGAGATCCGCTGGTGCCCGAACCCGGGCAAGCCGACCGTGTTCGACCGGCACCTGCGGGTGCTCGCCGCTGACGCTCCTCGCTTGCACGGCCTCACGCCATCCTTGGCGATCGTCGACGAGCTGCACGCGCACCCGAACGCCGACGTGTACCTCGCGCTGCTGACCTCGTTGGCGAAGCGCCGCGGCTCCAGGCTCATCGTCATCTCGAGCGCCGGGCAGGGCGCGGATAGCCCGCTGGGGCGCCTCCGAGCCCGTGCCCTGGCGCAACCCTCGGTCAAGGTCCGCGGGGCGCTGACGGACGCGCGCGGCCCCGGACTGCGGATGTTGGAATGGCGGGTCCCGGACGATGTCGAGCTGACACCGCGGGCCGC